CGAAGAAGAACTTATTGAAGTATTCGGACAACCTATCTCTACAGATAGACATTATGAATACTGGATGACTGCATCCTCTTTCCTCTCTTATGGTGGAAGATTAAAAGTCGTCAGAGTAGACGGTTCTAACCTTAATAACGCAAATGCTGGTGTAGGTATTGCTTCTACTTCAGTCAAAATCAAAAATTTTGACGATCATCAAGCAAATTATCAATCAGCAACTGATTTTTACTATGCTGCAAAGAATCCTGGAACCTACTTAAACGAATTAAAAGTAGCGACTATTGATGACTTTGGTGATCAAGTTATCGGTATTACTACTGATGATCCTGGTGCTTCAAACATCTTAGTTGGTAACGGTGTTACCATGGCACTCAGTGGAACTGAGGCAGGTGTAGGAACAACCAAAACTATTGACGGATTCCTTAAAGGAATTATCACTGGAGTTACAACGGATTCTACGAATAGCGCAAGTAGCATTGTAGTTAAGGTTACTTCTAGAGTATCTGGTGCAGGAACTGAAACTGCAATCACATATGTTCAATCTGATCCACTGAGATCTTTCCAATCTGCAGCCACCATTATTCCGGTTAATAACTCAGGAATCAATACTGGTAAAGGGTTAGGTGTATTTGCAGGAACTGCTGGTACAGTCACTGACTGGTATGACGGACAAACTCTTGGATTGACTAACGCTACAATCTTCTGGAAAGAGATTGCACCCAAACCCACCACAAGTCAGTATGTGGCTGACAGAAATGGCAAAGGTGATGCGATGCACGTAGTAATTGTAGATGATAATGGTTCTGTAACAGGAATTAAAGGTAACATTCTTGAGAAGAATACATTCATCTCTAAGGCTACCGACACAGTTTCTGCCCTCGCCTCTCCCGAGAGAACATACTATAAAGATTATCTTGCACAAGGTTCAAGATATGTTTACGCAGGAGGAAACGTTTCTGCTGCAAGAGACGGTTTCCACTTAACTGAACCTGTTGCTACTGGATTCTCAACATCATTTACTAAGTTTACCACTTCAGAAGGAATCTTTGGACAGTTAGCACAAGATGTAACCTTCAGTGCTATCGGTAACAAGACTTATACTCTTGTAAATGGTAAGGATTACAGCGGAACAGACAACAAAGGCATGTCTGCCACGCTGGGTGATTTAACTTCCGGTTATGATCTTTTTGCTAACAAAGATGAGATCGAAGTTAACTTCCTCCTTATGGGTCCTGGATGCTCAACTGAAGCAGAATCGCAGGCAAAAGCACAGAAACTCATCGCTGTTGCTCAAGGAAGAAAGGATTGTATTGCTTGCATCTCACCTGACAGAGCAAACGTAGTTGATGTTGCATCTACAACAGATCAAACAAATAACATCGTTAGATTCTTCAGTTCGTTGAATTCCTCTTCATTCGCTGTGTTTGATAGTGGATACAAATACATGTATGATAGATTTAACAATCAATTCCGCTATATTCCAACTAACGGAGACATTGCTGGATTGATGGTTAGAACTGAGATCGATCAATTCCCATGGTACTCGCCCGCTGGACAACAGAGAGGACAATTGAATAATGCAATTAAACTTGCATACAACCCCAATAAAGCACAGAGAGATTCTCTGTATGAAGCAAGAATCAACTCTATCGTAACTTTACCTGGAGTTGGAACCGTTCTGTATGGTGATAAGACTGCACTGAATTTTGCTTCTGCCTTCGATAGAATCAATGTTCGTCGTCTGTTCCTCACAGTTGAAAAAGCACTTGAGGGACTTGCTAATGATCAACTCTTTGAGTTCAATGATGAGATCACTAGATCTTCCTTTACTAACGCTGTTGAACCTTATCTTCGTGATGTTCAAGCGAAGAGAGGACTTTATGACTTCCGCGTCATTTGTGACTCCTCCAATAACACTCCTGAAATCATTGACAACAATGAATTCAGAGCGGACATCTTCCTGAAGCCCACCAAGTCAATTAATTATGTTACATTGACGTTCGTCGCCACACGAACAGGTGTTGCTTTTGAAGAAGTCACTGGCAGAGTTTGATTTTAACATACAATAATCACGGAGGACACAACTAATGGCAAACTTAAGAACGATCACTAACTTTAAATCCGCCCTCAGAGGGGGCGGTGCCCGTCCTAATCTATTTGAAGTTGACATCACCGGATGGCCTGGTGGTGAAAATATGGGTAACTTTGGTAATGATGCTAAGGAAGAATTTCAGTTCCTTTGCAAAGCAGCTGCTCTGCCTTCTTCAAACATCACCCCTATTGAGATTCCTTTTAGAGGAAGAACACTGAAGGTTGCTGGTGACAGAACTTTTGATACTTGGACAATCACCATTATCAATGATGAAAACTTCAGACTTAGAACTAAGTTTGAACAGTGGATGAACGGAATCAACAAACTGACTGATGGATCTGGTGCAACCAGTCCTGGTTCATACATGGGTAATGCTGTTGTTCATCAACTTGGTAGAGGTGCTAACCAAGGAAGACAATCCACTACTAACTCAGGTGGTGGAGATGGAAGCAGTGGAAGAGATAACATTTCACCACTTAGAACTTATTATTTCAGTGACATTTTCCCAACTGAAGTTTCTGAAATTGGACTGTCATATGATAGCACTGATACCATCGAAGAGTTCACTGTAACCTTCCAGGTTCAGTATTGGATTGCTGGTGCAAATAGCACAGGTGGTGGACCTGCTGATCAACGCAATAACGTCACTAGATAAATAGTCCAATAAAGGACTACGAATAAATCATGGCTAAGTTATTTGGGTTCTCGATTGAGGACACCGAAAAAACTCCACCCAGCGTGGTTTCCCCCGTTCCTCCTAATAATGAGGACGGGGTAGATCACTATCTGACAAGTGGATTTTTTGGGCAATATGTTGACATTGAAGGAGTCTACAAAACTGAGTTTGATTTAATCAAACGCTATCGCGAGATGGCACTTCACCCAGAATGTGATAGTGCCATCGAAGATGTAGTAAATGAAGCTATTGTAGCTGACACTCACGATTCTCCAGTTGAAATTGAACTTTCTAATTTGAATGCCAGTGATGGTATAAAGAGAAAAATTAGAGAAGAATTTAAGTATATTCTTGGTTTATTAGATTTTGACAAGAAAGCACACGAAATTTATAGGAATTGGTACATTGACGGAAGACTTTATTATCATAAAGTCATTGATTTAAAAAAACCTCACGAAGGTATTCAAGAATTACGTTACATTGACGCAATGAAAATGCGTTATGTACGTCAACAAAAGAAAAAACCCAATGATCAAAATCGCTTAGCGAATATTAATAAGGGTTCTGGCAATCCCATGGAATATGAATTCCCTGAGATTGAAGAGTATTTCATGTATAATCCAAAGAGTTCATATCCTACTGCAAGTCCAGCGACTGCAGGTGGTGGCGGGCAATCAGGAATCAAGTTCTCAAAAGATTCTATCACATATTGTTCATCTGGACTTGTAGATCGTAACAAAGGATCGACTCTTTCGTATCTTCACAAAGCAATTAAATCACTCAATCAACTTAGAATGATTGAGGATTCATTGGTAA